TCGGCGACAGCCGTATCGAGCTCGGCGAGATCCAGCTCGACCCGCGCAACACGCACGAGTTCCCCGCCCTGGTCGCCGAAATGCTGCACGCCGTCGCCGACGGCCTCGCCCTGGTCGACCCCGACGAGGACGACGACCAGGACGACGACGAGGACCAGGAGGTGAGCACCGATGCCGCTGCCCGCGAATGACACGCCGTGGCCGCCCCCGGAGTGGGCCGAGCACTACCGCGCCATGCGCGTTGACGACGCCTGGTACGCCGGAGACCGGCGCCGCCTCGCCCGCCTCTACAGCCACCACGCCCCGCCCGCCGAGCGCCGCCTACGCCTGTGGGGGCGACGCAGCCAGGAGCACCGTCACGGCCGCCGTGACCACCGCCTACACGTCCCGCTGCCCGGCGACATCGCTAGCACCAGCGCGGATCTCTTGTTCGCCGACATGCCGGACATCAAGGTCACGGACAAGGCCACTCAGCAGCGCCTCGACGCACTGCTCGACCTCAACCGGTCGCAACAGGTGTTCCTCGGCGCCGCCGAGCAGGCCGCCGCCCTGTCCGGCGTGTTCCTGCGCACCACGTGGGACCAGTCGTTGGCCGACTTCCCCATGATCACCGTCATGCAGCCGGACAGCGCGTTCCCCGAGTTCCGGTTCGGCATGCTGCGCGCCGTCAACTTCTGGCGTGAGCTGCACGGCAGCGGCGCACAGGTCGTGTTCCGGCACATCGAGCGGCACGAGTCGGGCCGCATCCTGCACGCCCTGTATCAGGGCACCGGCGACAGCCTCGGCCGCATGGTGCCGCTCACCGAGCACCCCGACACCGCCGAGCTCGCCGACGTCCTCGGCCCCGACGGACAGTCCATCGACACCGGGATACGCGAGCTCACCGCGTCCTACGTGCCCAACATGCTGCCGAACCGGCTGCACCGCGGCGCACCGGTCGGACGCAGCGACTACGCCGCCCCGCTGCATGACCTGTTCGACAGCCTCGACGAGGTGTGGACGAGTTGGATGCGAGACATCCGCCTCGCCCGCGCGCGGCTCATCGTCCCGGACGGCTACCTACGCGACAACGGCCCCGGCAACGGCGCCACGTTCGACGACGACCGCGAGGTCTACGCCGCCCTGAAGATCCCCCCGACCGAGGCCGGCGCATCCATCACGCTCGCGCAGTTCGGCATCCGCGTTGCCGAGCACCAGGCCACGGCCGAGTCACTCGTGCGCCAGGCCGCCCAGTCCGCCGGATACTCCGCGCAGTCGTTCGGCCTCGACGGGGGCGGGCAGCCGATCACGGCCACCGAGTCCGACAGCCGCGACCAGCGAAGCATGGTCACCCGGAAGAAGAAGGCCGGGTATTGGCGGCACGCGTTGCAAGAGCAGCTCTTCGTACAGATGCAGCTCGACGCGATCCTGTTCGGGCAGCGGATCAAGCCCGAACGGCCCACGGTCGAGTTCGGCGACGGCGTCGCCGAGTCGCTCCAGAGCACGGCGAGCACCCTCGACCTGCTCAACCGCGCCGGAGCCGTCAGCGCGAAGACGAAGGTGAAGATCCTTCACCCGGAGTGGGACGACACCGACGTACTCGCCGAGGCCGCCGCGATCCTCGCCGAGACCGGCGCCGCCGCCCCCGATCCTGTTGGGACGTTCCCACTTGGGTAGTTCACTCGCTTCAGAATTCAGACCAGCCCGCTTCAGGGTCCCAGCGGAGTTCGACAATGGCGCCGAAGTTGACGCCAGTCACCCACCATGCCGACTCCCGCCACGCCATCCGCGGGGTGGGATCAGTGCTCAGGACAGGCGGCGTCGCGTTCTGAAGTGCGAGCAGCTGACCCAGAGCTTCGGCCGGAACGTCCACGGGGATCAACAGGGCCCAACCTGCGTCAGTCCGTAGCGCAATTGGTGCTTGCGGGTCCGCCGACCCTCCCTGATCGAGTGCCGCCTCACGACGAAGGAATCGGCGTACGGCGACACGTGTCGTCTCATCAATAGCGCCAGCCAACTTGGTACCGAAGTGCGTGGCCACGGCTTGCAGGAAGGGCGTCGCCGCCATTGCCGCTACGACGTACCCCCATCCTGGGGAGTTGTTGACATTTGCGGTAGCCGAGGACCCACGCACTACGACCGATGACGATGTGATGTGGTAGATGCCCCCCAAGGCTTCAGGGCGCTCATCTGTCTCATCCGGATCAGTTCCCATTGCGATCCCTCCACTCTCAGGTTGCCAGTTGCTTTCTACGGCGTCAGGGAAACGAGAGGGGTGGGCATGGCAATTCACCCCGGCATGGTTGAAGACCTCGCCGCCGGAACCCGCACCCTGTACGAGCAGGCCGAGGAGCGCCTGTTGGGCATCATCGCCCGGCAGCTCGCCGACGGCCTCGACGCCCCAGGGTGGGCCGAGCGGAAACTCTCCGCCGTGCAGGCCATGCGGCGCGCCTCACAGGGCGTTGTCGACGAGCTCGGCAAGGCCGTGACCCTGGAAGTGTTCGACGTCGTCGCCGAGGCGTACAACGTGGGGCACCGGTCCGCGGTCGCCGAGCTCGGCGCCCTCTCGGATGCGGGCCGCCGCCTGGTCGACGACGTCACGCCGAACGCTCAGGCCGTCGACCGCCTCGCCGCCGAAACGGTCGACCTGCTCACCGAGCGGCACCGGTCGATTCTGCGGAACGTCGACGACCGGTACCGCGGCATCGTGTCCGAGGTGACCTCCACACCGTTGCTCGGCACCGGAACGCGACGTCAGGCCACCCAGGACGCCATGCGCCGTTTCGCGGACGAGGGCATCCGCAGTTTCACCGACCGCGCCGGCCGCCGTTGGCAGCTCACCTCTTACGCGGAAATGGCCGTCCGTACGTCCGTGGGACGCGCGGCGACCGAGGCGCACATGCACACCCTCACCGACGCCGGAGTCGAGTTGGTCACCGTGTCCAACGCGCCGCGCGAGTGCCCCCTGTGCCGCCCGTGGGAGGGCAAGGTGTTGTCTCTCACCGGTGGCGGCGCGCGCACCGTGGACGTAGAGCACGCGATCGAAGACGGCCGCATGGTCCCCGTCCACGTCGCGGGCAGCCTCGACGAGGCGCGCCGCGCCGGATTCCAACACCCCAACTGCCGACACAGCGTGTCCGCGTACACGCCCGGTATCACCCGCACCGACACCGCCGAGCCGGACCCGGAAGGCTACGAGGCCGGACAGCGACAGCGCGCCATCGAGCGGAACATCCGCAAGCACAAGAACCGCGCCGCCGCCGCCACGACCCCCGAAGCCAAGCAGGCCGCGAACGCCAAGGTGCGCCAGCACCAGGCCGCCATGCGCGAGCACCTCGCCGCCCACCCCGACCTACGGCGCAACCCCAAGCGCGAGCAGCCCGGCGCAAGCAACCTGCCCGCACCGCGCCAAGCCGTCCCCGACGAGGCGCAGCAGGCCGCCCGGATCCGATCCGGCGACGCCCGCACCCCCGGGGAGATGACGGACGACGAGCTCACCGCAGCCATGCGGCACGGCGACCTCACGCCCCAGGACCGGGCGCGTATCGCCACCGAGGCCGACCGCCGCGACGCCGCCGCCCTGCTCGACCGCGCCAAGCCCGGCGGGAAGCTCGCCGACGACCTCAACGGGTTCTCGGATGCCGAGCTCGGCCGCGTCCTCGACCACGTCGACACCCCCGACGCGCTACGCATCGCCGGAGAGTTGGACCGCCGCGACCTCGCCGCCCGCCTCCCCGGAGTGCGCCGCGACCTGGTCGGCCTGTCCGATGACCAGCTCGCCGCGCGCGTCCGCGAGGCCATCGCCCACCAGCTCGACGACGTCCAGGAGCTCGCCGCCGAGGCGCACCGCCGCGACCTGCTCGCCCGGCACTTCCCCGGCGGGAACCTCGCCGACGACCTCACCGCCGTTGGTGACGACGAGCTCGCATGGTGCATGTCCTACGCCGACGGTGACGAGATCCTGCGCATCGCCGGAGAGTTGGACCGCCGCGACGCCCCCGATCCGGGGGGTTGGGGCGCCCTCGCCGACGATGCCGCGTTCGCCGAGGAGCTCGCCACGGCCATTGCCGAGCAGTCCGCGCGTGATGCCGCGGTGGCCGAGGGCGCGGCACCGGTCCTCACCCGCGCCGAGGCCCGCGCCCTGTACGACGAGTACATCTACCGGCAGTACTTGCAGGCCGAAGAGGACTGCAACGGCTACCTGTTGAACGCCAAGGGCAAGGCCGCCGGACGCGACCCCGTCGCCCTGTTCAGCGGGCCCGCACGCATCGCCCACGCGAACGCGTCGGACGAGCTGAAACAGTGGTGGGCCGATCATGGCCGCCTCACGCAGGCCGAGTTCATCGAGAAGGCGACCGGACAGGCCCAGCGGTGGGCAGCCGGAGCCCGACACAATGAAGCCGACCACCAGAACAAGCGGTAGGGGGAAGCCATGGGAACGCGCGAGGACATAGCCCGCGCCGTCATGGAGGGAGCCGAGGCCGGGCGCCAAGGCAACCCCGTGACCGTCTGCCCCTACCGCGGGTTGCTGCGCACCGCGTGGATCAAGGGATACCGGCGCACCGCGCCGCCCCTCATCCACGGCGGCGACGCGTAGCACACGCCACCGACAGCACCACCCCGAAGGGCCCGCCAGGCGCGGGCCCTTTTTGCATGCCCACACGCCCGCCAGGAGCGGGCCGACCGCCCCAGGAGGGCACCCCATGAGCAACGACGGCACCAGCACCGACGGCACCCAGCAGGCAGACCCCGGCACCGGGCAGGACCCGACCGGCACCGCCCCGCAGCCCACCGCGCCGCCCGCCCAGCAGGCCACCAACGGCGATGCCGGGCAGGACACCGCAGCCACCATCGCCCGGCTTGAGGCCGACCTCTCCGCCGCCCGCGCCGAGGCCGGTAAGACCCGCGTCACGGCCAAGCAGAAGGCCGCCGACGACGCCCGCCAGGAGCTCACGGCGCAGCTACTCGGCATCCTCGACCCGAGCAAGGCAGGCCAGCCGGCCACCCCCGAGCAGCTCACGCAGCAGCTCACCGCCGCGCAGGAGCAGGCCCGACAGACCGCCGTAGAGCTCGCCGTCTACCGCACCGCGCCCGCCGCCGGGGCGAACCCGGACGCGCTGCTCGACTCCCGCGCGTTCGCTACCGCCGTCGCCGCGCTCGACCCCAACGACACCGCCGCCGTTACCGCCGCCATTCAGGCCGCCGTGACCGCCAACCCGCGGCTTGCCGCCCAGCAGGCGGCCCCCGCCGGGCCGACGCGCGGGGGCGCCGAGTTCAACGGAGCGCCCTCCCACGGCCCGAACGCCGCTCAGTTCGCCGCCATGGACTACGCGGCGCGCGTCGACCTCTACCAGACCAATCCAGATCTCTACGCGCAGCTGTCCGCAGCTGCGGGATAGGACGTGTGACCCATGGCCACGACCACCAAGGCCAACATGATCATCCCCGCTGTGTGGGCCGACATGGTCGCCGCCGAGTTCACCGGGCGCATGGTGCTCGGTCAGCTCGCCACCACGGACAACACTCTCGTCGGCAAGCCCGGCGACACCGTGCACTTCCCCAAGTTCGCCACGCTCACGGATGCCACGGATCTCACCGAGGCAACCGCGATGACCCCCGAGGCACTCACCACGACCGACAGCACCGCCACGATCAAGGAAGTCGGCAAGGCTGTCGAGATCAGTGACACGGCGCTCGTGACCGCCTACGGCGACCCGCTCGCCGAGATCCGGCGACAGCTTGGCGTTGTCGTCGCCCGCAAGATCGACACCGATCTGAAGACCGTGGCGGAGACGACCCCCAACTACTCCGCGACCGCCGCGGCGGTCATCTCCTGGTCGAACATCGTCGACGGCATCGCCAAGTTCGGTGACGCGTGGGACCCCGCGGACATGGCGGGAATCGTCATTCACTCCAAGCAGCACGCCGACCTGCTCAAGGACGCGTCTTTCATCACGCGCGACAAGCTCGCCGAGGCCGCGACCATCGCAACCGGTGTCGTGGGCCGCGTGGGTGGCGTCGATGTGTACGTGTCCGACCGAACCACCATCGTGACCGGCACCCCGAACACCTACAAGGCCCTGCTCGTCAAGCGGGGCGCCCTCGGCCTGCTCTACAAGCGACAGCCGCTCGTGGAGACCGACCGCGACATCCTCAAGCGCACCCAGGTGATCACCACCAACGTGCACTACGCCGTCAAGCGCCTCAACGACAACGGCGTTTGCGTCCTCACCACCCAGTGACAGAAGGGAGTAGCCGCGTGCTGCTACGCCGCTACCACGACGACGCGCCGCCCGAGGGCACGTCGGACATCACCGAGAACGGGTCGGCCACTGCGCCGGCCCGTTCCGCGTCCAAGGCCGATTGGGTCGCCTACGCCACCGCGCGGGGCGCCGAGCAGGCCGCCACCGAGCAGCTCACCAAGGAGCAGCTCATCGAGCAGTACGGGGGGTGATCCGGCATGGCCGCACGCGTCTACGCCACGAGCGAGGACTACGCCGCGTGGACTGGCCAACCGGCCCCCGATGGTGTTGAGCGGCTCCTGACCCGCGCGTCCGAGGACATCGACGATGCCCTGTTGACGTCGGTCTACTGCACCGACGACGCCGGGGTGTCGACCGAGGCGGACGTGCGCGAAGCACTGCGCGACGCCACGTGCGCTCAGGTCGAGTACCAGCAGGAGACCGGCGACACGGGCACCGGAGCGGCGGGGAAGTGGGACAGCGTCTCACTCGGCCCGGTCAGCCTGTCCGGCCGTAAGGACACCGCCAGCGGGCCCGCAGACCTCGACCTCGCCCCGCGCGCCCACCGCGCGCTACGGCGGGCCGGACTGCTGCCGGGGGTGGTGTGGTGACCGCACTGCCCGCGTGGCTGCTGCGGCACACGGTCACCGTCGAGCCGTACCGCGGAGTCGGCGCGTACGGGGCGGTATACGGCGACCCCACCGCCGCTACCGCCCTGGTCGCCGAGACCGTCAAGCACGTACGGGATTCCACCGGCACCATCGTCGTCTCCACCGCGCAGATCTACGCCGGACCGGACCTCGACTGCCCGGCCGGATCCCGCGTGATCCTCCCGGACGGCCGGATCACCACCGCGATCACCGTCGCCCACCACACCGCGCCGGGACTCCCCGTTCCGGCGTCAACGGAGGTGAGTTGCGAGTGAGCCGCGCACAGATCAGATGGGACGGAGACGCCGCCCTCGCCGCGATACGGGCCGGAGCAGTGCGGGGCGTACGCCTCGGCGCCGAGCACCTGTTGCAGGTCTCCAGGGGGCGCGTGCCGATCGAGGAAGCCACGTTGGAACGCTCCGGGGTCGTGTCCGTCGATGAGTCGTCCGTGACGGCCGCCGTCAGCTACGACACCCCGTACGCGATCCGCCAGCACGAGGAAATGGGCTACCGACACGACGCGGGCCGCACCGCCAAGTACTTGGAACGGCCCCTGCACGAGGAGAACGGCACGATCACGGAGATCATCGCCGCCCAGGTGCGGAGGGCGCTCCGGTGACGTTCCTGGTCGACATCGTCGACGGCCTCGCCCGCCTGCTCGACACCGCCGCCGTGGCCACCTACCGGCCCACCGGCATCTACGCCGCCACCGAGACGGCGATCACGGACACCGCCATGCCGGACAGTCCAGACCGCGCCGTCGTCCTCACCGCCTACGACACCGCCGACGACCCCGCGCTTACCGACTGCACGGTGTTCGTGCAGGTGCGCACCCGCGCCGGCCTCGACCCGCGCGAGGTCGCCGCCCTCGACGAGGCCGCGTTCGCCGTTCTGCACGGCCTACGCGACCAGCAACTCGGCGCCGCCCGCGTGCAGCTCATGAAGCGCGACAACACGGCGTCGATGGGCGCCGACAGCCTCGGCCGCTACGAGCGGACCAGTAACTACACGCTGCGCGCCCAACGCCCGCAGTCCG